CCCCTCTCATCACGACCACCCCAACCACAACAGCATGTAGCCTCCTAACGTCGGCCATAGGGAGGCCCACGCCACCGTAGGTGTCGGTGGGCTCTGTCAAAGCACATGCCAAGGACCATCAGCCACCTGTACTAACCCCTCTCGCGCATCTTGACCATCGGCAAGAATCACTAACGGCTCCACCCTTAGAGGAGAACAGTCTGATCCCTTCTTGATGTCCTAAGCACACCGTCAGTCCCGCCTCACTGATCCCATTGGATGTGCCCTCTTTTGGGAGCCACCTTAGAAGCAGCGGTGTTATGTCCTGATGAGCCTCCCTTTATGTCAACTGGTCGCTGTCGTGGGGACGTAAATGGTTCAGGCGTGAGCTTCCATTGATTGTCGCTAGTGCCCCTAGACTGCGGCTACCCCTGCACCTACTAAGCCCCACCTCTAGCAACCTGAATGGCTGCTAACCTTACTCAGACGCGCTGCCACGGCGGCTCCTGCTGCCACTCCAACGGTACACCATCACCCAAGGAGCGCAAGGGCGCTTAGGCGACATGAAGCCGTCGCCACGCGACCAACGGTACAACTGTTGGCAAACCCTTGCGCACCTTGGGTGATGGCCACCCCACACCACACCAACAGCCCCCTGAACCATTGGGATGTCAGCAGGAGACTCGACGTGGCTAGCACCTCTGACTAAGGAAGCATCATTCGGATGCGAGGTGGGACAGTAGGTCGCGGGGTAGCCGCAGTCTAGGAGCCCTAGCGACGGAAGCTCACGCCTGAACCATAACGTCCCCATCGACAGCGACAAGTTGACGGAGGCTCATCAGGACACCGCTGATTCAAAGGTGGCTCCCAAAAGAGGGCACGGGATCAGTGAGGCGGGACTGACGGCGTGATTAGGACAAAGGGTCAGTCTGTAACTCCTCTAAGGGTGGAGCCGAAGTGGATTCTAGCCGATGGTCAAGATGCCCGAGAGGGGAAGGACAGGTTGGCAGATGGCCCTTGGCAAGGCTTTTGACGGCATGTAAGTATCGTAAACAGCGTACCTGCGACCTGCAACATCACACCACATACCACCACACCCCATTAGATAGGAGCATCACATGCCTAAATCACAGGCCATCATCGAACTAGCTGACGACATCGCCCAACAGATCAATCCAGACAGCATCGGGTTCGTCGAGTCGCAATCACAGGGACGGTGCAACACCTGCCCCAACAGCGCGACAGCCTTCAAAGATGCGCTCTCAGCAAGAGAGTACCGCATCTCAGGCATGTGCCAGCAGTGCCAAGACGCCTTCTTCGACGCCTAAGCCCTGCAACAGCAACAACGGCTCCTATCTCCAATCCGGGGGTAGGAGCCACATCCAATCTTGCTTGGGAGATACACCACATGATGACCTCAGCCTATATCTCGTGCTCAAACATCGCCTTCCAGCATCTCATGGAGACCTTGGACTTCACAAGCAAGCCTGACCCTTGGGCTGTCCACTACCCAACACCCGAACAGCCTGACCACATGCTCGAACGTGAATACGATGCGTGGTTGGATGAATTCGCCGAAGAGTTGGGGCTCAACGATGAAACCAAAGAGATCACATGCCCCACAGGCTCCGACCTTGACCACCAGATTCACCGGCCCGACGACGACCCCGCAGACATCGCGAACGAGATGGCCTACGAAGACGGTTGCCAAGCGTGGCGTCAACAGCCCGATGGGTTCTGCTCCTGCGAGGACTGCTCAGAGCCCGTCGAAGAAGACGAGCCAGCATGCGGTGGCTGCTCGGGATGCTGTGAGTGCCTTGGAGATCCCGAGGTGGAGCCCCGCTTCGACACTCTCCACGAACAAGAGACCTTCTACCGGGAGACCTACGGATAATGCCCAAGCCACTCATCGAAGCCAACACCGTCGAGCACCTGCAACGCTGCCTCGACATCCTCAAAGGCCTCGACAACGCCTTCAAGGACTTAGACGAGCAGTGGGAAGAGGCGAACAAGGCCCACCCCGACGAAGAAGTCGCGACCGGCACACAATACGCCCGGCACACCGAACTCCTTGGAGACATTCACGCAGCCATCGTGGATGATCTCTTCACCATCCGTGACAACCTCCGCTCTTCCTAACACCCAGCGGTGGCGGCGAATAACTAGGTCTAGCACATAGCTAGATAGGTGGGGAAGTTCGCCCACTCCCTGTCACTCACCCTCGGTGGGCCTCAAAATCCACCTTGGGCTTGTCCGCGCAATCAAGCGTGGCTCACAAACGAAGGAGCATCACATGTCCAGAGGCCTGAACAAAGTCACGCTGATCGGCAACGTCGGCGCAGCGCCCGAAATCCGTACCACCGCAGGAGGCGTAGAGGTTGCCACCATCAGCCTCGCGACCAACGAGACCTTCAAGAACGCCCAAGGGCAGAAAGTGACCACGACTCAGTGGCACCGGCTGACGGCGTGGAGAGGCCTCGCGGAGATCGCGGAGAAGTACGTCACGAAGGGCAGCAAGCTCGCAGTCACGGGTTCCTTGCAGTACAGCAAGTACACTGACAAGGACGGCGTGGAGCGGTACAGCACCGAGATCGTGATCGACGAACTCATCCTGCTGGACCCAGCGCCCGTCGCAGCATTCCCAGCAGCCACCGCTGACGTAGGCGACGGCGCGTAACATCACCGGAGGGAGTGGGAAAGGCCGGTGCCTCGAACACGGCAAGCGGTGCATATCGCCTCTGCCAAGTAGGGCGCGGCCTGACCCCACCACCGCTACCTGAGGAGCATTGACACATGACCTACGGAAACCCACGCCTCACCATCGCTCTCGTCATCATCCTCGCCATCGCCGCACTCGTGATGTTCGCGCAAGACGCACCAGCGCAACACAGCGAACGGCCTTTCACCCAATACTGCCACAGCGACGGCAGATGCACCTCAGCAGTTGGTGCCTTTTGGGCCGAGGTGGACAGCCTCGACGCCGCAAGGTTTTGGGATGAGTCATTACCTGCCGACGAAGCCGCATAACCGTTCATTGGGAGGGGCACCACCGCCCTCCCTTTAACGGCCGAAGACTAAGGAAGTGACTACCCCATTGGCCCAACAAGCCCCAACAACTCCCAACACCACCCAACAGCAACTCCCCACCCAACCCCAACAACACCTCAGGGGAGAAACGATTGGAGCGCTCGTGTCAACGCATAAATACACCAACCACGCAACTTCCACCAACGCTGCCGCCTCATCCCTCAGAGTAACCATGCTCCCACACCAAGGTGTAATGATCGCAGCCCAATACACAACACACGGTATCAGCGTAATTCTCAACCCTGTCCAAACCAAATTCCTCGCCAATCAACTCCTCGGTAAACTGGTGAAACTACCAGAGGGGATCAGCATAACATGACCACCAACACAAGCAAACTCCCAAAACAAAAGAAACCTAAAGCCCGAGGAGTGATCCCACTCCCACGAAAAAAGACCTTTCACTCCAACAAAGACCAGCGGCATATGGTCAAGAGATAATGATGCCTCCCACAATTATCGAACTACCTGACGATGAAGTAGCCGTAGTTCATTGGGACTCCGAACTCAAGCTGTGCCTCGGCTGCTCCCAAGATTGGTACGAGAAGCACGGACACTTCGTCCTCTATATGTCCTTCAGCCGCATCCTCGCTCGCAACTGTGGCCTCCACCAAAAGTGTGATGGCTGTCACTCCACATTCCTCACCACGGAGTTCTGACCTATGGCCACCGCCCGACGTAGTGCCCTCACCTACACGCTCACCTTGAGCGAAGCCGAAGCCGTCGTACTGCGTGATGTCATGCGCAGCATTGCCGGCCCAACCTCTGGTCCTCGGGGCTGCTGCGACAGCATCAACCAAGCCCTCGGGACGGCTCGCGTTCCCATCCAAGCACAATCAACCGCATACGCCCGAAGCTCAATCCAATACCTCGGCACCACTACCGTCCTGCCCTGATGTTGGTGTATCGGATAGAACACCACGAGACAGGCTTTGGTCCGTTCCAGAGTGAGTTCTATCCCAATGATACCAACTACGAAGACATCCACCCGTTCAAGTGGGGTAAGTACATCCCCGTGTGCGATGACGTACACGACTTCCACTATCAGTACGGCAACCAAATGCGCCGATATGGGTGCCCCGACCAAGTGGATATCCAACGCATGACAGCCGAAGAAGGCAAACGTCTCGCCAAATGGGGCTGGGTAGTGCGCGTCTACGAAGTCCCGCTCAACGCCTGCTTCATCGCCGACAGCGGCAAGCAGTGCGTCTTCGATCTCGCCGTAGCAATCCTACAGTTCACCTACGACCTCATCCAGTTCATCCTCGGAAAGGAAGTGTCCTATGTTCCCGCGTGACCCCAACGCTCCACGCAGTAACGCGAACCTCGACCACCGCCCACCCAAGTACCACATCAAGGGCGATCCGATTGGACGCGCAGCATTCCCAAAGCCGGAGCCCGAGGAAGAAGACCTATGGTAGAAGCCGAACCTACCGTACTCGCCAACACCTTCCTCGCCACTCTCTTCGCACTCTGTTCCATCTTTGGTACATGGGGTATGATACGCGGTGGCAGAGCCGCCCGAGTCAATCACCGTGCGAAATTCACCCGAGAAGAATGCAAGAGGTTCCATGCCCACGAAGACTAAGCAGAAGCGCACCAACGCAGTCGTGTTCTTCGAGAACATGAACGATCACGCCCTACTTGAACTCGTAGAATCCATGAAAGGCAAGAAGCACAAGGGATTCTACGCCATCCTGAATGCACGAGCAACCCGAGTTGCCGTGAAGAGAGGACTCATCCGTGAGTAAAGAACGACCAGAGCTTTGGCGGCTCGGTAAGACGGCCGCTGACGGCTTCATCAATCCCGAACACAGCCTCGTCTACATCAGAAATGATGATGACCCCTTCGGCGGCGTCATCCTCTCCGTAGAAGACATGGCAAAGATCATCGTCGCTCACCAAGCTCGCCGACGAATCTCCAAGCGCACTGCGCTCTTCCAGGCATGAGCGCAACCGCACGTACCTCCATCTACATCGGCATGCAAGATGTCGAGGAGCATGTGGCCAGAGCCCTGATTCAGGTCTACATGCGACAAGCCGAGATCGAAGGCTACACGCTCTATTCCGCTGAAGGCTGGTGGAAGGGCGAAAAGGAGAACGCCCTCGTCATCGAAGTCATCGGAGATACCGGAGACCTCGACTATGGCCTCACCGAAGTCGCCCACCGATTGCGGTACAACGAGATGCTGCCCCAAGAGAGCGTCTACATCGTCCGCGAGTTGGTCGATCTCGTGGTGGTCTAGTAGTGTGGCTACCTACAATCCAGATGCGGTCATACGGGGAGAGGCTGCGCGCCTCAACCTTGGCTACGTCAACAAGTTCTTGGCTGTCTATCGACAGTCGGGCTATCGCACTCGGCTCGAAGGCATTGAGTGGTACGCGAACGCTCGACGCGACATTCGCTATCTCGCCCGAACTCTTGACCTCCCTTTTTCTTCCGTGGCTTATGCCGTGGCAGCACTCAGTCCTAAAATGTCTTGGGGCCACAACCTCCAAGCAGTTGAAAATCTAGCGAAAGGCCTCGACGCCATAGGTATGCGCGGACCAGTTGCTCAAGCTCGTGCCTGTCTCAATGGAGACCTAAGCGCACTCAGCGGAGCCAAGGTCACCGCCTTCGCGTTCGCCCTGTGTGGCGATTCCAGCACAGCCGTCATCGACAGATGGATGATGAGGGTATTATGCAATGACCGTATCGTGCCGACACAGCGGCAGTACGGCATCATCTCCAAGTCTCTCAAGGTGGCCGCACGTATGGTGGGCCTCCCCACGTCACAATTCCAAGCAGTCGTCTGGCTGCAAGTGAGGAACAAGTGAGCAAGTTCATCGTCACCACCCCCGACAACATCTTCCAAGCACCCACGATCCGTGAGTTCGACGAGAACGAGTTCAGGGACACATACAAGGACGAAATCAGGGACGAACTCCAAGAAGAGCTTCGCGACGAACTCATCGACGAGATTCAAAGCGCACTCGACAGCCGCGAGAGCGAACTCGACAATCAGATTTCAGATGCCGAAGAGCGCATCACCGAAGCCCGAACTGACCTCTCCCGCGCCCTCGACGTACTGTCCGACCTGACCAACGAGACCAAGTTCGAGATCAGAGATCACGTCTAATGCTGATCGCCAAACTAGTCCGCTACTACCCGTTCGGAGGAGACGAAGCGCTCTACTGCGCCGTCGATCCCTTCGATGACGAGGTACTCACCCCATGGTTCGAGACGATCCTACAGGTTGACGAGAGCCTGACCACCAACACGCGCTACGGTCTGAACACCGCAGCCTACGCAGGAGAGTCGGATGTACCTGATCGACCTCGCGAAAGTGGAGTTGACGAACCCCTCCATGACCCACTCACTTGCCTCTGCCCCACGGTTCCGTGTCACTAGCTGTCCGTGGCTCGCAGGGCGCATCATGCGGTGGTCGCCGGGAGGTGTCACCGTGAAGTTCGACGTACCGAACACTCCATGGAACGCTGACAATCTACCACCCGAGAAAGATGACCCCGAGTCCAACGTAGGCAACTACACCGGAGTCATGTGCATCTCGGCCCAAACGGAGGTCCAAGTCTAGACATGAAAACACTCACAGCAATCACCAAGATAGCCAGTGATCCACGATGGGGTGGCCTCGCACTTGGTTCCCGAACAAAGTTCTTCGCACAACAAAAACATGTTTTTGATTCCACTCGTCACGAATACGAATGGAAAGACACCGGAGAACTCGGAGTTGAGGGTAACCTACAAACCTTCTGCTTCGGTGACTTCGCCAGAGTCTTTGGTCTGAGAGTCAAAGAAGTCAAAGCCATTTTCAAACCCAACGTCATCAGCAAAGTTCGGATCACCATCGAAGTCCTCGAAGAAGAGGAATGGGAATACACCCCATGAAGCTCGTCTACATCGACAACCTACTGCCAGCCAAAATTGGCGATCTCGTGCAGAACTTCCGAGGAGTCAAAGGCATCATACACCACTTCGTACCTCCACACAGGTCTGCCTCCACAGGAAAAATCTCCATCCGTGAAGCCGGAGGTCAAGAACACTACAACTACGTGAGCGTATGGGGTATGGAGTGGATCGACGATGGCTGATTGGCACCGCGCCGAGTACATCAAGCGTAAACGCCGACGCGAACTGCGAAAGCTCTACCAAGCAGGTCGCTACAAGTTCCCGCCTCCTCCGGTCTGCCCTATTGGCTGGCCTGAAGATGCTTGGATCGACTACATTGAGGAATGTGGTGTCTGGACGTAAAGGCACCGCCTCGACGCTAGAAACTTGGCGTAATGGCCCAATGGGATTCGATTGGGAGCATCTCACTGACGAAGAGTGCGACAAAAAGCACGATGAGATGCTAGCCAAACACGCCATAAAATTTCACAAGAAAGGAACGAAACGTGTTTCAGGATGACTACCCTGAAGACATACAGGATTTCCGAAAGGACAAGTCGCCGCCGCGCACTCGCATTCCTGCGGGAACATTCAGGATGCTTCGAGTCACGCCACACTCACTCGACCTCGTTCAAGAGGTCATTGACACGTCAGCCGACTTTGATCGCGCCCTGAAGGAAGACTGCGAAGCCGCCCTAGTCGCCTACAGTGGCCTTGTCAAGGCCCGAGGCAACCTCGTCAAGTACCTCGCGAGGCTGATGGACATGGCCGGGGACGCATCCCTCAACCATCAGCGAACCTCGAAAGTCCGCTACGAGTAAGCACTTAGCGGTGTGTCTATATGACACGTTCTTTTGGACACTCTAAGAAGGTGAAGAACAGAGGTAGTACCTTAGGTATCTACCTAGAGTGTGACCAGCGGGAGAGTAGGTGAACGAGAACTGCCAAGGGGTAGCTCGTAGCCCCCCTCCTCCTTATCCCCCCACCAGAGGATAGCCACCAGTGGAAGCAACTCAAAGAGACCTCGAAGACGAGGCCTTAGCAGCCGGGGCTCACCGCTTCCGAAAGCGAATCGAAGAACTCGCCAAGGACGGAGACGCCGCTGCGGAGGGTGCCGCTCGAAATTTACTCCTGAGGATTTTGGAACCGACCATCGAAGGCATTACCAATGCGGTCAATGCGACCGACCAGCGGCCGTGGCACATCGTTACCAAATGGGTAACACTCATTGGCATCGAAGCTGCTGCCTTCATCACGATCAAGACACTACTGGGTAAACCCCACCTCGACGCCAACGTGGCCCGACTCGCGCCCACCATAGCCCGGCTCGTACACGACGAGTCGAGGTACATCAAGCTCCGCTCCGAGGCACGAGGCCTCTTCGACTTTCGCATGCGCCGGTTCAACACAGCCAGCTACGTCCACAAAGCGTACAGCCTGAACCAAACCGCTCGCTACGCCGGAGTCGAGGACGAAGTAATGTCCGACCGCGAAGCCCTGCTCCTCGGCGTGAAGCTCATCAACATCTGCGTCAGTAACACCGGCATTGGATCGTTCCCACTCTCCACGAGCAAGAAGGGTGGTCGCTTCAAACGCACCAAGCATTTCGTACTCAGCGAAGAAACACAGGAGTTGCTGGCGAAGACCAACGACATCCTGCAATTCTCACGACCACAGGCATTGCCGATGGTCATCCCTCCTCTACCATGGAGCGCGGACCTCAACGGCGGCTATCACTTTGCACTGCGAGGAAAGTATGGATTGGTACGGAAGAGTACCGGCAAACGTGCCCGTAGCACCGACATGCCCTTCGTCTACGAGGGCCTCAACACCATTCAAAACACCGCATGGCGCATCAACAGTGCTGTCCTGCGAGTGGTACTTGACCTGCGTAGATCAGGCTCGTCATTGGGAGGCCTGCCGAACCCCGAACCAGATTCGCTGCCTGAACGAGAACCTTGGATGTTGCAGGGGTTGCCCAAGGGAGAACATACTGAAGACCAAGCTCGCGAGCTACGGACGTGGAAGCGGAGAGCCTCGGAGGTCAAGGAGCGCAACAACCTCCGCGCCACCCGCCTCCTCGAATGGCTCACGGCCATTAGTCTCGCCGAGCAATTTGATCCGTTCCCTGCTATCTGGTTTCCGCACAACCTCGATTTCCGTGGACGCACATACCCGATTTGTTCGGGGCTTCAACCGCAAGGAAGCGACCTCCAACGGGGTCTTCTGGCTTTCAGTGACAGCAAGCCTCTTGGCAATCATGGTGCTTATTGGCTGGCTGTTCACGGGGCCAACTCTCTAGGAGAATACGATGGAGTCAAATTCTCAAAGCAATCCTTCGACCAGCGAGTCCAATGGATTCATACTCACGCCAAAACAATTTGCGAAGTGGCCACAGACCCTCAACAGTTTGACTGGTGGTCGGATGCCGACAAGCCGTTTCAGTTTCTCGCATTCTGTCTTGAATGGCGTGACTACCTTGAAGCTGACGCTCAAGGGGCAGGGAACGATTACCGGAGTAATTTGCCAATCGGACAAGACGGTACATGCAACGGCCTGCAACACTTCGCGGCATTACTTAGGGATTCTGCCGGTGCGCGAGAAGTCAACCTTACGCCGGAACCCCTGCCTCGTGATGTCTACAACGCCATACATACGTCAGCAAGAGCGTTACTGGCTGAGGAGGCTGCTGCTGGAGTGGGTGAGGCTCACTGGTGGTTACGAAGTGGACACCTCTCCCGATCCCTCTTCAAACGGCCAACGATGACCTTTGCCTATGGCTCGAAGACTTTCGGGATGGCCCGACAATTGGTCGAGTCACTGGCAGACGAAGACGATCCCGATCTCGGGGAACGATGTCGTTACCTCGCCACAAAAATCTGGACAGCCTTGGGGACCACAGTGGTCGCCGCCTTCGGAGCAATGGAGTGGCTGGCGCAGTGTGCCGAGGCGGTCGTACCCGTCACCGGAACGGTTGAATGGACGGTCCCGCTAACCGGCTTCCCGGTCAAGCAGGAATACTGGAATGACAAGCGCCACATGGTCAAGACGGTACTGGCGGGGCAAGCTCTCCGGCTCTCCACCTACCGCGCAACCAAGGAGCCACTCCTCCACAAGCACAAGAACAGCATCGCCCCTAACTACATCCATTCACTCGACGCTGCCGCGCTAATGATGACTGTGGTGCGAGCGTCCGCAGAGGGGGTCGAATCCTTCGGGATGGTTCACGACTGCTACGCAACCCACGCCTGCGATGTCCCCGCTCTAGCCTCTGCAACACGCGAGGCGTTCATCGCACTGTACGACGGAATTGACGTAGTAGGCCAGTTGCACAAGGAGTTCTCTCTTATAGCCGAAGTCCCCTCGCCACCTCCGCAAGGCGACCTCGACATCCAGACAGTTAGGGACTCGCGCTACTTCTTCAGCTAGGAGGCTGAATGAAATCCGAAAACAAAGCCGGTCTGTTGATCCTTGCTCTCTTTGTTGTAATCCTGACAGGAGGAGTATATCTGAACAAACTGCCAACCACAGCAGTCGTGGAGACCCGCAACGAGCATCTCGTCTGGTCATCCAAAGGCTGCAAAGTGTATCAACTCGTCATCAAAAATGAATGGGGCCCTCACGTCCTCTTCATCACCACCCCTACACGCGAGGACAGCCCACTGAAGCAAGTGTACTATCCAACGTGCAGGGTCACCACACCATAGGAGAAGCACAATATGGCAAAGAAGGTAGACCCGATCAAAGAAGCAGGGTTGGAAGTCAAGCTGAACACGCCGGTCGGCATCGGCCAATATGCGTATCTGGAAACGCCTGACTTCGAGTACAACTCCGCTGGCGATTGGAAGGTCAAGGTCTTCATGGACCCATCCGCAGATGACGTGCAAGAGATGTGCGCCACCATGGACGACCTCTTGGAGAAGGCGATGGAGTATTTCACCGCCCAAGCCAAGACCGCGAAGGACAAGAAGAAGGTGCGTCCTTCCGAGAACACCCCGTACTACAACGAGACGGACGATGAGGATGAGCCCACGGGCCGCATCTACATCAACCCGAAGAGCATCGCCTCCGGCACCACCGCCGAGGGTGAAGAGTGGAAGCGCCACATGCCCATCTTCGACGCCCAAGGCGTGAAGGTAACCGAGAAGCTGAACATCGGCTCCGGTACGAAGATGCGCGTCTCGCTCCTCCTTCGGGCGTACTACAACAAGCAGAGCGGTGTTGGTGTCTCACTCCGCTTGGTCGCAGTGCAGATCATCGACCTGAAGCAGTTCGGCGGCGGCGTACAGACTGCCGAGGACGCTGGCTTCGGGAAGGTCGAAGGCGGCTTCAGTGCCGAGACCTTCGAGGGTCAGACCGCGACGGAGCCTGAGGCTCCCGAGGCTGAGGCCGAAGAGGACGGCGACGGCGACTACTAGCCGTGGCTCGCTCCGGTCTGGAGCGACGGATTGACAGGGAATTGGAATGGGGCGGGTTCGAGTACCAATACGAACCCGTCTACATTCCTTACCTGCTCCGCTGTCGCTACCTCGCGGACTACGTGTTGCCCAACGGCATCATCATCGAAGCGAAGGGTCACTTCACTTCAGCCGATAGGCGTAAGATGAGAGCCGTCAAAGAGGCACACCCTGACCTCGAAATTCGCATGGTCTTTGGCCGTGCGATGAACAAGCTCAACAAGACGAGCCGCACAACCTACGCGAAGTGGTGCGATTCCAAGGGCTTCCCTTGGGCCAATAAGTCGATCCCCGACTCATGGCATGCAGAACCACCCTTCAAGCGAAGCATCGCGGCTCTCGCAGAATTGGGAGTTACATTTTGAACAACACTTGGCAAATCGAAATACGTTCACCACTTCTTAGACCTGGAATTACACTCAAAACTGAAGTGAGCGAGCGTTACGTTGTAGCAACGATCCGCCGCGCTATAGAAATGGTGCGAGAGGTCAACGCTACATGACCCCACTCGATTTTTTACTCGGCGCATTTTTCGTGATTCTCGGATTCGGTTTTCTGAGTTTCTCGGTACGGCTGGCGGATCGCCTGCCACTGCTCGCGCTAATCGCCTATGGCATGCAGCAGATGAAGGAGCCAACCTTCGACATACTGAAGGCCATCGCTCTCTTCTCCGCAGTCATGGGCGGCTTCATCTTGCTCGCCATGACAGGCAGCATGCTCTTCGCGAAAGGATTGATATGGCTCCTCCCACTATAGCCAAAGGGATACAGTTCCCCGGCAAGGGTCCGAGTAACCAGCACGGTTACCTGATGATCCACGCCATGGCTGAGTACATCTACTTCGAGGGGCGCATCGTTCATGCATGGGAGCTTCTCGACATGCTCGGACGCGGCTCACACTTCAGCGTCACCTCAGCAGGTCAAGCCGTGCAGCACCAAGACCCACGCACTACTCTGGCAGGCTAAGGGTGCGAACCGCGACTCCTGCGGAGTGGAACTACTGATC